GTTTTCATTTTGAAACCACTAACAAGTGCATCAAACCACTGATCTAAACCAGTGTCATCATCAAAATAGTAACCATTCAAAATTTTGAATACTTCTTCTAAGTTGCTGTCTTCAAAGTGAGCAACTTCACATACTTGGCTGTAATGATTGAACATCTCACCTTTGAAACCTTCTGCACCTTTGTGCATCACGGCCATGTGTGCCGCATACTCTGGATACTTGGCTTCACCACCTGAATGACCATTGTCATTAGAATTAACAAAGTCTGTTACTTCGTCACTTAACTTGATTTGAAATACTTTATACATAAAAACTCCTACCTTTTTACAAATTATGCATATATTATACTAAATTTTGTGGGTATGGTCAACCTATTTCCGTAAAAATTGTATGATTTTCGCACAAATGATAAATACATTTGTAACATAATTGTAACATAGAGTTTGATAGTCTGTAACAGAGCCCATTAGGGATGAAGTTATTGCAAACCTACTAGCAGTTAGGTTATTACAAAAGGAGAATACTATGGCGAATCCATTAGGAATAGTAGCCAGGTTCACTAATCAAACGATTGGCACGGCATCTGACTACTTTAAAAAATTCGACTCATTAATGAAAACTGGTACTATGGAAAACATATTACATCAAGTTTATTAAATTCGAGTCACTAAAAAAGGGTCCTCGTGGACCCTTTTTTTTCTATACAGAACCTGTACTTACTTTTCGTTAACGAATGCGTAAAGGTCTTTGGCAGTATTGATTACTTCCTCAGGTGAGATATCGATGATAGGTGCTGTTTTGCCTTGTCTATCGTTATCGCTCATTGCATGAAAGGAATTGGTGACTTGTTCTCTGTTATTTTCTAACAGTCCCATCGCCATACCTAGAATATCGGTTCGTAGTTCGAACCCACTTTTACTATTTGACATAATTTTCTCCTTGTGTGTCAGTGTGTTTGTACGTTATTGTACATTAATATTTACTCAGAAGAATCGTCGATATTGAGATTTTTTGGTTTGCGGAGACCTTGTAACCATTTCTCCAAGTTCTGCCCTTTTAGTTTAAGTATAATAGAATCCTTTTCGCTAAACAACACTAACTTTTTATTGTCTACAAAGTAAGGCCATTGCATAGTTTGATCTAGTTTAACTACTGCTTTGTTTGACAGTTTAAAGTTGTCTAGTTTAAAGTTATAGCAAGTAAAACTCTTTTCCATAAGTGTTAAACCATACTTAGTAAGCCTAACTCCAATAACCTTATTACCTCTAATCCTATGATTTTTAAAAAACAAAGGCATTATGTCAAGTACAGAATACTGACTAATGTCTAATTCTTGTTTGATTTTATCTACTATTTTATATTGTAAACTATTTTGAATTGCCATTTTTGACTTCATCTTCACTTACTATAGGTCCACTTTCTAATTTAACTACACAAAATTCTTCTGTGTTAAATTGTCTATTAAGCCTTTCTGCTAAGTTAAATGCATGTCCAGGATTAGAAAAACTAGTTTTCTTATACTTTGGTCCAGGGTAATCTAAGTAAGAATGCATTGTTCTTAGATTAATTGGTGAACCTTGAAAGAACACACTAAAAACATTTCCAGCCGCTAGTACCTGCTCAGTTTTATAATTTGTAGTGTCGTGATGCTCTAAAATTACTTTTGGTTTTGGTCTACTCATGTATGTCTCCTGTACTTTTATTTATCAAAAATACAGTTAAAACATACTTTAACTAATTAAATTTGATGTCAGAAGATGCTGGAAACCGCCTATTCTTTCTCCGTCTACAAATATTTGTGGTACAGTATTAACGTTTTCTCCACAACTTTCATAAAATTGTGTGCGTTTATCATTGTCATCTAGTACTGTTTCTTTGAATTCATAGCCATTAAGTTCTAATACTTGTTTAGCCATTGTGCTATAAGGACATGTTGTTTTTGTGTAAATATCAATTTTCATCTTGTTTAAGCATATACCATACAAATTTAGCATGATCCTCTTTGGTTTTAAAACTAACATAGGCTCTGTCGTCTTTGTGTGGTTCAGTCACATACGGTACAGTACGTTTAAACCACCAACCATAACCATTTAGTATGTTATTCTCGCACCATTGCAAGTGTCCATGCCCAATGCCGTAACTTGGCATTTGGTAATTGTATTTATACTTGGCATTGTACTGGCCTATTTCAAATCCAGACTTTCCGTGTTGCTCAGTCAATGTATAACCTTTAAAATTTGCCACCGTCAGCATCTAATGTTAAACTTTTCTTCGGCTTTATTTCGTCTACTTTAGATACATCATTTAATGCTTCTAGTAAATCACTGATATCTAATGTTACTTGAGTACTTCCAATAGACTTATAGTATTTGAGATTTTCAATCAGAGTATTTAATTTCATTTCTCTTGATCTTATTAAGTTCTTTGAGTCTGAATCTTAACTCGTCTTTGGTATTGAATGGTCCTTCATAACCATATTGAAATAATGTACTTGCTTTAGGACAGTAACCATGTTTCCAACCTTTCTCAAAGTTAATAGCATACCAACCTGCGGCATACAATACATCACTGTTTGCTGTTTTACTGAATAATGGAATATCTCTAGTATACTCAGGGTGATCAGGTGATATAAGTTCTGGCGATGGAAACGGTATTTCAAATCCAGCAATAAACATCTTATCTGGTTGTATTGCACTTTCAACAGTTTTCTGTTGAAACACTCTAGCACCAAAGTATTTTTCTACTGCTTTATCACTTTTAAATTTTTCTTTGATATCACTGGCGAGATATTCGTAATCACCTTGTATATTTTGATACAATACACCTACGTTTCCGCGGTGCTGATCTATTACTAACCAACTAGCATCATCTACCTTTTTAATTGTTGCTTTCTTATTCATCACATTCTCCTTCTTTAATCAACTCTCGTTGTCTTGTTATCCGTCCTGTTCTTTTATTTGTAGTTGAAGTACACTGGAATACTGTTTTACCTTTATCAGGTGATTCAAATGTAATTAACTTCTCTTCTGGTCCGTACTTAATGGCATCCCATATCTTTCTTATTGTTTCTGACATGCGTTAAGTATTTCTCCAAATTCTGTTGCGGCATCTGTAAGTTTAGGCATATTCCATTTGTTACAAAACTTCATAAAATGAATACCTACGTTTGCTACTTTTTCTTTATCTGCTGATTCTACAAATACTTCTTTGATAGCAGTTTTAATCTCATCTGGTTGTTGTGTAAGATCAATAAGTATCTTATTGCGTTCATAGTCATCAATTACTCTGTGCTCTTCTTCATTGTGATCTACCCATCGTTGTAACATAAAGTTATTGTAATCAAACCCACCGCGATCCATATCAGCAAATGCTTCTAACATACCTGTTTTGTTCTTACTGCCTTTCTTTCTAGCACCTGGAAATGCACTAAATATATTATCTGATGTATCGCCTCTTACACACTTTTCAAACAGTAACCATTTAGGATCTGGTACTGCTTTAGGCTCTTGTGTCTTTTTATCAATAGCACGTTTCATAGTCTTTGCTTCGTATATGCCATCTATCTTTACTATTTGATCTGTTACACCATTATACTGACTAATGTTATTGCTTATAAGTTGATAAAAGTCACTGTCTGTGCTAACAATAATATGTTCGTCATTTGGGTGTTCTTGTGTCCACATTGCAATTAAGTCATCTGCTTCTGATTCTGGTTGTCTTAATACAGTACAATTAGTTTTAGTTTTTAAGTATTCAATAAAGTGTTCGTATGCTTCAAAGAATATTTCGTCTTCTTCTTGTTGATTAGGAGACCTTTGATCCATAGTAACCTTTCTATTCTTCTTATAAGGCTCATAGAAGTCTTTACGCCAACTTCTGCCTTCTAAGCAAAATACAACATGATCACCGTCAAACTCTCTCCACACTTTCTTAACACTATTAAACATAATGTGCATTGCCATACCAACTTTCATATCAATGTCGCTTGTACGAGCAGTTACATGCTTTGCTCTAAAAAACATGTTAAGTGTGTCAACTAAGATATATTTCATTATTTCTTCGCTTCTTTGTCTTCGTCTCTTACTGTTATAACATCAGCACCTGGTACGGCTTGTTCCATACCAAAGTCCATATCAGCCATTTCTTGTTGTAGTATAGTTCTGCATAAATCGTTAAACCAACTGTTTACAATGTCGTCATCGCTTTTACCAGTGTATCCGTTTGTTTGTAACATTGTAACAAATTGCTCGTTAAAGTCAAGTTCAACAAAGCCTTTTTTAGGATTAATTGGATCGACATCCATTTGTAATACGTTTACATATGGTTTATCGTCAATTGTTGCTAGTTCTTTTTCTAACTCGCCACCTGTAAGGTCACGATTTGCAATAGCAATACGCCTATCCTTTTCACTCTTGAACCATAACTTAGGGTCCATCATATCTTTAAATTTATTCGCCATCTTCTTTCTCCTTTAATTGTTGGTGGTATGTTAGGCTACAACTAGCACCACAGAATATTTTAGTTTTATCAGCAGTATGATATTTTATATCTAAAAAGTTTACTATCTCACTGCAAATAAAACACTGATACATAAATATTATTCCTCTACAGCCAAGTACATGCTTTTAATTGTACAAGGATATTTTCCTCTATTTGGCCAGCCTAAAGGTGTAATTTTATCTCCCTTACCAATAAAAGTAGTAGTTCCTACCCATGAATTGAATTGCAAGGCCGAAGCATACTTTATGTCCCAGCATCTATTGTAAAATCCTACATCTATTTTTTTGTTATTTGCAAATCTTAGAGTTAGTATATTTTCCTCATCATTGTATTCCCAACCTCTAACTCTTGTGTAATTAAATGTGTTAATTTCTAAAGCATCTTTAGTAACAGGAATACCGTGCTCAGTATATCCTATAACTGTGTCATCTGCAAATGCCCATGCTACCCATAAAGGTAATGTGACTATAATTGTAAATTTAATAATATGTTTGTGAAAAAACTCTTCCATTCTATTTTCCTATTGCGTTACCGTATATGTGTACGTGAACTCTGCTTGTATAATTGTAGCCACGTTGTATGGCTTCGTCGGCTATACTTGCCTCTGTTTGTACTAGGCCTTCAAAGGTGCCGCCAACTCCCATAATCCATACAGGGAAGTCGCAACCGGCATCTCTAAATGCTTTAGTGTGTTCTTCTACTTCTCTCCAACTTTCATCTGTGCCATTTACCACATACTTCAATTGACCATGTGGACTTACTTCAGCATATCTGCCTATTACTTCTGGCTTGATTGCTTTCTTGTTCTTCTCACCAGCAGTACTCCACAGTTTAGGACTTAAACTCCAGTACCATTCAGAACCATTAGCCCATGCTGGATATTCACGTTGTATGTATTCAGCAAACTCGTCTGTAATAGGCTTTGTGCCATTTGTTTCCACAGTAACATTCATAGGTTGATTGTTTCTGCGTTTAAATTCTTCTATAACTTGCATCATACCAGGCTGTGTGTTTTTAAGCATTGGCTCGCCGCCTGTAAAGACCATGTGTGCGTTTTGTTGTGTAACTGGGTGTACAAACTTACCATGCGGTAGTAGTGCTGTAAGTTCGTCTACAGCCTCGTCTACAGTCTTATCAGTAATCAAATGCTTATATTTCTTGCTCCAAGTATAACTGCTGTCACAACCTTTTTCAAACACAGGCAAATCAAATACATTAGTAATGTCTGTGATATCTAACTTCTCATATGGTAAATCATATGTGCTAGGATCAGTAGGATCGCTTTGACCAAAACCATTACATTGTAAATTGCATAGGAAGAATCTCATCCACAGACTAGGGATACCTACATACTGGCCTTCCCCTTGTGCTGAATAAAATGTTTCGCTATACTTTAATGTCATTACTTATCGCAAGAATATTGTTGTTGTAATTTGATGTTGTCCATAAACTCTTTCTTTGTACCTGCGTCATCTTTGAACGCACCTTTAAGAACAGTTGTTTGTGTAAGACTGCTATGTGCCTTAACACCTCTGTTCTCTACACAACCGTGTGTGGCTTGTACATAAACACCTAAGTGATCGGCACCAGTTGCCTTTTGTATTTCTCTAACAATGTCGTTAGCAAGTTCTTCTTGTAGTGTACCTCTACTCGCACACCATTGTGCGATTCTTGTGTACTTGCTTAATCCAATTAGTTTGTCTGCGGCAATAATACCAATGTATGCTACACCTCTAACAATCTGGTGATGATGTGAACACATACTTGTAAGTTCACTACGCACAACCAACATGCCTTCGTATCTATCTTCGCTGTCATTAGGGAAAGCAGTAGCGGCTGGTATAGTTTCATACCTACCACTCATTAGTTCGTTGATATACATCTTAGCAAGGCGTCTGCCTGTACCGTTGCTGTTAGGATCGTTCTCAGTATCAATAACAAGACCTTGCAAGACATCTTCAAACTTAACTGCAAGTTCGTCAATCAGTTGTTCTTTCTCACCTTCTTTAATATGTGCTGAGATATTATCTCCTGCCCAAAACCTATCGCCGGCTTCCTGTAGCCTTTGTTTAATTGTATCACTAACTGCCATCTTCTAACTCCTTAATTTGTTCCTTCAGTTCTTCAATTTCTCTTTTAAGATTAAGTTTTTCAATCTTTTCGTTTGCTAATGCTGTATCATCCATATGATGATCGTAATCATCAGCAATTTTTTTATCTAACTCTCTGTGTCTTGTTTCTAAGACTTTAAGATGATTGCTCAGGCTTTTTAATGTACTCATTGTCGTCCCTCAAAATTCCATTTTCCCAATTCTCTGCTACGTCTTGTGCATAGTGAATTGATTTATCTCTAACATCAATCTTACCAAATGCATTACCGTTCTTTAACAGATGTACTATATAACCAGTACCATCAATGTTTACTATTTCTGCTGTTCTCATCTCCACCACTCCTCATACGGAAACACTATCCAACGTTCTTGATCTGGTAATACATTATTAGCAGTAAATTCAACGTTATTAAAACTACTAGATTCTTTATCAAACAATGTAGAAAACATAATATCTTGATGTGCATGTTGCATCATGTTGCTATTATCTGCTACATAGTTTCTGATAACATTGTCAATACCTTGTAGTGTTGTTCCTGTATCATTAATATCATCTACGACTAAAACACGTTTATCATTGTATTTAGATAAAATGTGTCTTAATGTCTCTGAATCTTCGATTGCTCCGTCTCTTGTTTGCCATCTGAATGCTTCGAATGGCACTTCGAAGTAATGACTCATCATTACTCCAAACGGATATGCTCCTCTACCGGGACCAATAATAACTTCAGGCTTGTAACTTTCGTGTGCCATTTCTCGCACAATAATTCTACAATCTCTGTTTAAATCGTCCCAACTATAATATAGTTTTTCCATGCTTTTATTATACCACTTTTTCTGGTTGAAGTCAACCTATCTTTCAAAATCATTTTCTAATAGGATAAATTCTACTTTATCAAAATCATTTAAGTTAATTTTAGCGGCTTCTTCAACTATGTTTCTCTTAGTAAACTCTAAAAACAATTTAAGTTCTTTATAGAAACCAGCATCTAATACAGGATTTAACACATCGCTATCTCCTGATATATTATATGTTTCGTCAAGTAACTTATTGCTTAGTTTTAAAACAACACCAAATGTCATTTTAAGACCGTCTGCCAGCATATCATCAAAGTCAGTTAGTTTCTTATATTTAAAAATATATCTGTTTAACATTCTTAAGTAAAATTCTGCAGATATCTCGTCAAGTTGCACTGATATTTTATCAGTATCAAATTCAACTGCTTTAAACACAGATAAATGACTTTGGTCAAAATCTACGTTATTGCAAAAGAAATGTATAACATCTATTATTTCCTTGTCGGTTATAGGAAATTTCTTTTTAATTAAATTTAACTCATCGCCTTTACCGATCGCACCCACAACTGCCATAACTGGGGTGCCTGTTCTATTAATAACATTTACAGATTTACGTTTTCCTATCATTTATTCTTAATAACCTTATTTTTATTGTCTACCCAAAACTTAGAATGTGCAAACATATCATCTAATGAATATGTTGGTTCCCAATCTAATAATGTTTTGGCTTTAGAAATATCTCCACATAAGTACGATGGGTCTCCTGCTCTTCTAGGACCTACTTCATATTTTAAACTTTTTCCAACAACGTTTTGTGCTGAAATTATTAAATCATGAATACTAAATCCTGTACCAGAGCCTAAGTTTACAATACCACTTTCACCGTCATTGCTTAAATGCTCTACTGCTTTTAGTTTAGCATTTGCTATGTCTTGTATATGACAGTAATCTCTAATGCAAGTACCGTCTTTAGTATCGTAATCATCGCCACAAATATTAAATACCTCGTCATTTGTAATTTTATCAATAATGATAGGCATTACATGAGTTGCTGGTTCTTGTGTATAACCATTTTTACCTTCTGGGTCTGCACCAGCGGCATTAAAATATCTTGTACTGATATAATTTAACCCGTATGCTTTGCTGTAATCTTCTAACATAAGTTCTGTCATGTACTTACTCATTGCATACGGACTCATTGGCATTGGTGTAAGAGTCTCAGCAAATGGTTCTCTGCTTTCTCTTTCACCATACACACTACTAGAACCGCTAAAGATAAAGTTCTTAACTCCTGCTTTAACACACATATCTAGTAATGTTTGAGTACCTGACACATTATTTTTATAATACTTGCCAGGATCAATTATACTATCAGGAACAACATGGCTTGCCGCTAAATGAATAACCGCTTGTGGTTTCATCATTTCTAATATGCCTGCCGTAGTTGTAGCCTGAAATTCATGTGGAAATAAAGTAGCACCTTCTGGTAATGCCCACTTCCTACTCGTATTGGAATCTATAACAATTACGTCATATCCATTGTTAGCAAAAGTTTTACTTACCTGTGCACCAATAAAACCAAGACCACCTGTAATAACAACTGTTGGTTTATCACTCATCTTTATTTTCCTCCTTTGGATCTAGTAATCCTCCCCAATCTTCTACCTCATCAACAACATCTGTTAAAGATCCTGCTGGTTTGGAGTTAGTAGGTTGAATTACTGTTTCCTTGTTTCCTCTCTTTTCAGTGAAAGGAATACGTTTAATGTTAGGCATTATTTTTTGCGTCTTGAATCTCACCTCTTCTAACTTTCGCTAGTTTAGTAATTTCCATTAATGCCTTCCTTGCTCTTGTTGCCGATGCTTTTACGCCTTGGCCTTCTTTAAATTTTTCGTTTTCACTTACATACTCTTCAAAGAGTGCTTTGATTTTTAAATGTGTCTCTGTCATAATTATCTCCTATATGTTTTTAAATTGTACAGATTTAATTAAATCGTAATCGGCTCTATATGCCTGCCTAACTACTGATTCATTAACGTTATTAACAATATCTATTGATTGCATCAAACGTTTTGTTGCGTCAATGTTGAAACCATATTCATCATTGATTTGATTATAAATATTTTTGTTATAATAAAAATAATCTATGATAGGATTGGCATTATATTTTTTTATAATGTCAAACATATCAATTAAGAAACTTTTTTGTGGCTTAAAATGTGCATCGTTAGATTCTAAATAAAATCCTTCATCACTAAAATTAAAAGTAACATAGTTTGTCTGAGGTTCTACTTCTCTCCAACCTAAATACATATTAACAGTACTGATAAATCTTTCTATTGGATCTCTTAATATCACAATAAACCTACTTGGGCATTTTTCTTCTTCCCATAATGTAATTCTAGTCCAGTCGTTGTTTGTTTTTTCAAAATCTCTAATTACACTTGTAGCACATTTAGGTACTAACAAGAATGCAATGTCCTCTTTTTTGTTGTATACACAATCACCTGGCATACAATTTGTATATTTGTTATCAATTGATGTTTCCATTGTCTACCTTATTAACAAACTTAACAGAATCAATTAACTCATAATCTTTTACATAGACATCTTTGATAATGTCAATGTCAACACTTTTTATTATTTTACTAAATCGATTTATGTAATTTTGCTCCATATTTAAATCATAAAAATCATTTAAATCATTGATTATATTATTGTTTAGCCAAAAGAAATCAATTTTACTTTTATCTAAACCCTCAATAAAAGTATTTTGCGAAAAAAAGTGGGCATCGTTGCTTTTAAATATACTATATTTGTTATCCTCTTTTCTAATATCTACATAATTAGATGTAATCGTTCTAGGGTGCAAATACATATTTACAGCACTTATAAATCGTTCTACTGGATCTCTTAATATTACACAAAATTTATCTATAGTAAAATCTTTTAAAATTATTTCGGTTTTATTAGTAATTGGTTTTAATGCACGTTTTATTGACGAAGAAGCATTTTTTGGTAAATGTAAAATACCAAGATTATTTCTTTCTATATAAGCACCGCTGTATAGCGGATGTATAGAACCATTAATACCAATTACACTATTCATTTCAACAAATTATCAAATACATCGTCTATTGCGTCTGTATCTCCAAAGTATGGACCATCCACATCTTCTAATGGATACTCCATTTCGCAACCGTTTTCATTATCTTCGGCTACTGAAATCTTTATGTAACGACCAGGATATTTGTCCTGTATCGTTTCTGCTAAGTCATCTGCTATCATTTCGCATGACTTAAAATCAAGTTGAAGAATAGCATCTCTATACTGATTCTCCAACCATCTCTTAAATTGTATGAATTCAATGTCTCTGTCATCATGAAACACCTCAATCCACACTTTAAAGTGGAATGTGTGTCTATGAGGATAACCTAGAAAACTAACGTCATACTCGTCGCCAGTTGCTAGATTAGGATCTTCTAATGCCGCAGGATACTTATGTATACCTTCTTTACTAAATGTTACCCAAATACTTCTCATACAATACTCCTTATACTATATTTGTTGCCTGTGGTCCTTTCGCACCTTGCTCAACATCAAATGTTACTTCTTGGTTCTCTGATAGAGATTTATATCCCTCACCTTGTATTGCTGTATGATGTGCAAACACATCTTTACTGCCATCGTCTGGTGTGATAAATCCAAAACCTTTGCTGGTATCAAACCATTTTACTTTTCCTGTCGCCATTCTTTCTTCCTCGTTATGAAGTATTACCTTCGTTGTTTAATTCTAAAGGTACTTCCTTCAAAACTACATGTCCAATTGGACTATGTTCTTTAATTAATATTATTACCACTTAACACCTATTGTAACACTTAATACATTATTGTTAACCGGGTCTTCAGTGTATGTATTACTAAATCCCAGCGACACTTTATCATTTAAACTGTAATTGATTGCTGTTTCATTACGCAAATATGTATCTGTTCCAGTTTCATTAAGTAGTTTGTTGGTAATATTTAAACTGTCATTTAGTTTATAAAATATCCATAAACTATTTCTAAGTATTGCTTCGTCCACTTCATCAGTAGTTAAGTATGCAACTGACGTTTCGTGACTTATTTTCCAATTGTCATTTCTAAAAACTTTTATACCAAGGCCACCACCAGTTACTATTCTATCTCCAGATGCTCTTAATTTATCACTGTCATAACTTGTTACACTGAATGCATAATACTTAGATGTGATGTCTTTATTTGCTTTACCAATTATGCTAAACTTATCCATTTTAACTACATCTTCTTGTTCTTTGTAAACATAGTCAGTTTCAACTACATAGTCAATAATAGGATTATCCCACTCGTGATCTACACTGAATTTTAATGTAGTTGTATCACTATTAATCTGTGTCCAACCAAACTTGGCATTGCCTGTTGCATTTGCTGGTAACGTTATCAGCAATAATCCTATTGCTAAAATAAAAAATAATACAGCCTTTTTAATGTTACTCATTGTGAATCCCTTCTTAATACTTCTTGTCTAGTAGTACCCATTTCTTTTAATTTTTCATCTATATCAAAGTCATAATATTCGCCAGTATACTTTCTTAGAATACTTCTTTCACTTAACATAACACTACTAATCCAACAGCCATATGCCATGAAGCAAAGAAATACTATACCAAATGCTATCTGGATAATCTCAATCATATTTTGCCTTTGCTACTTGTCTTCTGTAATGCTGTCTGTCTCTTTGTTGCTCTAGACCTAAACCAGATATTACTTTAAGTGTTCTTTCTATTGTACCATTTTGATAATCGCTTATCTTACCTAAACTATATTCGCTTAGGTTATCTGTATTAATATCATCAAACATATTAGACAGTTTACTAATACAGTCTTCCATGCTCCAAGGAACGTACAAGTGTCTGCCATTGTTAGCAAACACTTCTGGGAAACTTCTATATGCTGGATATAATGTAAGTGTACCTAATGTATCTGCTTCGCTTACTGTATTGCTTACCCAGTCTTGCAAGGCACAATTAAATAATACTTGACTGTCTGCTAGTAAGTTATAGTAATCGTTTTTCTTTAAGCCTGTGTAGATCTTAAAGTTAGCAGTATTGCCTGCTTGTAATTCTAATGCTCTATCAACATACTCTTGATCTGAACTTTTTAGTTCTGGGTGTCCACAAAATATAGCAAACTCAACTTCAGGATCTATTTTGTAATAGGCTTCTGCTAAGTCCATATAAAAGTGTGGTTGCTTCTCATCATCCCAACGTGCCGCAAAACCAACTCTCTTTGTTCTTTCTTTCAATGGCTTAGGATTAGGAACCCGCTCTTGTACTTCGCTTTTACCAAACGGCAAACCTGTTACATATATAGGCTTTTTAAATCCTGCTGTTCTTAAGTGTGCAACAAATTCTTCACTTGCTACACATATACCTGTAACAAATTCATCTACCATTTGCTCGTATCTACGCATCCAATCAAACATGCCTTCTCTAATAAGGAAGTCATCTGGGTCTGTTGTTTGTGCTAAGAATCTTAAGAATACTTTAGGTCTGTATTCAGGTGGAGATTGATCCATTATGTAAGGCAAACATTCTAAGCCTGGTGTAAACATATCTTCATAAAAGATAACATCATCGCTAGTAATTTCACCGTTCTTCATTTTCTGTACTAAGTTCATTGTTTGACTTAGACTGTAATAACTTCTACCATGTGCGTCTAACACACTACCTGTAACGATTGCTTTGCTGTTATCTAATTCTTCGCCTTCGATAATTTCATAATCAATGCCATGCTCTTTAAAAACACGCTCGTTCCATTCTTGTAATTGTAATGTATACCTTGCTTCATAAGACTCTAGTCCCATGTAGAACAGTTTACGCATGTTTATATCATAAACTCCATCACTCATATAGATTCTCCATAATGTTAATTATATCATATTTTGTGGCCAATGTCAACCTCAATCTATCACCTCGTCTTTGGTATATTTGGTCCAGTCTGTGAAAGCCTTCCTGTCTTGTAGTTCATGTAAACTATGACACCACACTCCTGGATTAGTTGCTTTAAAGTCTTTGTCATCTAGTTTGAGTGTCGCATTGTAATTGAATTGATTAATGTAAGGCAACTTAACACTTATCATTGGTATAAATGTACTATACTCAGTCCAACCACATTCTAATACTTGTTCTGCTAAAGTTACATCAAAGTCTAGTGTAATCCAAATATCATCTTTTAAAAGACTTGTAACTAGTTTGTCCCACCCCTGCCAATCTTTTTCAGTTGGTGGATTAAAACTTTGGTTAGCACCTAGATAAATGTGCGGACAACCGCTATTAAGTGCCCTAGCAAGTATTTCCTCTTTTGGTTGATACCCAACTACAAACAAAGTCTTTTGACTATAAGCAGGCGTATGCTCTACTTCAGTGCCTATAAAAAACTTTGTATCCTCGTGACCTTCTCTATTCATTAGTAACTCGTATAACCCCACTTAATTAATTGATCTTGATAATCTGCACCTTCATCAATGTTTACAACTTTAGTAGGTGTAGTTTTACCATCTTTAGTCTCTAGTATTTCCATTTCAGCACCATTCTCTAGTATATGAAATTGTACATCATGTCCTTCGTATGTGTATGTGCCACTGTATGCTTTATTCGCCATCGAAATCTGCCCTCATTATGTCTTCTTGCATATCTGCTTCACTGTCACCTGACTCGTATTCGTCAGTTTCAAATAAAGCACCAAATGTAGATTGTTCCGCACTACCATCTGAGAAACTAATCTCTTTTAAAAACTCTTTGTTATCTTCTAACATTTGCCTTGCATTTGTGTTATTAGGATCTAACACTTCTTCTGCAAAACTATCAAACATTAAAATAGTACCAGGTACATAAGGTGAAGTTTCATTGCTTACACTACTACCTTTTACCTTCTTCCAGTTCTTCCAATGTGTAGGTGTTCTATATTTTTCCATATCAGCAAGTCTATTTGCTTCTTGCGTTGCTGTAATATGATTATAAACACTATGACCCATGTAAAGAGCATAACTTAGTGTGTCCCAACTAGTTGTGCATTCTTTACCATTCCTGTTTGTATCTCCATGTCCTAAAACACAGATATCACCAACAGTTAGTCTACTCATTATAGGGGAATGTGCAAAAGGCATAGGCATCTTTGATCCTTTCATGTCTTTGTTATCGAATGCTCTATCCATAAAGTATCCAAATCGCTTGGCTCTGTACTCATTATGTGTGTAAGTCTGGCCATATGCTGTATTAACAAAAGGCGATGCCGCATCAAATGAAAGTGTTATATTAGGATTGTCGTGCTTTCTCAACTGTCTTTGGATACTAGTGAGGTGACATGCCCAATTAAGGCGTCCAGTACCTAAGAAGTGTATCCAATCCTTGCCTTCAAGTAAACCGTCTTCTCTAAGATCCAACAATCTACTTAGCACACTATACATGTGCTTCATATTGATACCAGCGAATGCGTAACCCTCTAAGGTTCTATTCTCATCACCGTATGCTTCTTGCACAAAACTTTTATTGGAAAAATGCTTTACTGCATCATACCATATTTTGCTATTCTCTTCGTTACTACCACTTAACACATTTAAAAACTTAGTAGCACCTGGTGTTCTGTTCCTCATAAAATAGTCTAAATTAAGTAGACTGATATCTAGTGTGTCTTGAAATTCTGTAAGTCCTGTCCTTTCGCTTAGTTTACCAACTGCCGCAAAAGCAGGAACATCTAATGTCATACTCCAGTCTGCTGTATGCTCTAACCATGTAAGTATCTTATTACAAAATGCTGTTCTTACAGGATCATTAGGATCTTTAGCATTGCTCCAGTCCATTTTAATAACACCTGTGGCAAGTTGGAAACCACCTGAGTCTCCTAGTATCATAGTTTTACTACGATCTCTACCTTGTATCATTGGCTCACGTTCATCGCTTTTAACAGGATCTAAGTGAGCATGTCCACCTGAGTAAAGACCCCATGGGTAATGATAATAACTGTTCTCAGGATCAAGGAAGTTCATACCTTGTGTGCCTTTTTCAAAGCCTTCAGGGCATCTCCATTCACTTGGATTAGCATCCATTTTCTGTAATTGCGTTACATAGAACCCACTAATGGCGGGCAGGTAAACTGCCCAATCCTGGTGCTTCTTTCCTAAATCTTCTGTCATGTTTAACTCTTAGCAGGTAATATATATTTGTATTCGCCTAAGCCACTGTCAATCACAATTTGCATTGCTCCTGCGTTAGCAAAACTAACAGTACAATTTGCACTATCGCTTAGTCTTAGAATACTTAATGCTTTGTCTATTTCCCATTTCCAGTTGCCAGACAGTTCGCCTTCGACATTATTATTAATAGGAAGTTTACCTTTATCACCGGCACCTTCACCAATGCTAAAATATAAAGCACCATCTTCTGTACTTGGAGAAAACACTGGTTCAAAGCCACCTAACACACCATTGAAGTAACCTAAGTCTTTTAAGTTCTTCTGTGACGGTGTAATAGTAACGTCCCATGGTATCTCTTTCATTGTAACAGATTTTAGTTGCTGATTAATAACATCTGCTAACATAAATCTATAACTACCTGTGTGTCCTTCTGCACTTGTGAAACTAATCTGTACAGGAATATCGTCTCCATTCCTGCTTTGTGTTTCTACATTTACAGTAGAACCTTCATCTACAAATCCTGGAAACTTTAAGTATCCATCTAGTACACTCATTCTACTAAGACCTACTGTTTGGTCTACAAAGTCTGCTACAGGATTGTGTAGTTTACCTTGCAGGATAACAGTTTTGTCTGCATCCATGGCCTCTATAGTTGTACTTTCAGCAGTACCACTAATTTTAACCTGTTCAATAAAGCCTAAGGCGTGGGTGTGCCTTAGAATGTCTTTAAATATATCTTTTATCATATGTTGTCACCTCTTACATTAAAGTTATTATTTAGGCCTTTACACCTAAAAAGTTTATAAATCCTGGCCGTTTGATACCTAACGACCAAGTTAATCATTAAAATTAAATAAACTATGGAATGTATTGCTGGTATCTGTTGCTGACAAATCCCATTTAAGTACATTCAATAAGTTTTCTACTTTCTTATCAACAACTGCTTCTTCCATTGAATCTTCATCAAAGGGTAGTTGTTTAAACCATTCTGGTATATGCATTTCATCTGTTGGATATGCAATACTAGTATATCCCATAGCATTACTTTTAAGCCTGCATACAATAACTTTCATACCATCTGTTATTTGCATACTGTATTGATCGCTATTTGCTTTTAGCATATTATTCCAATTAATACTTGCTCTAACATGCCCGGGGATCATTATTTTCTTTTCGTCTTTGAGTTTTTCTAACTTGTATAAACTAGCACTTTTGTTCATACTAAATGCTTTATTATATGCTTCTGTGTAGTATGTTAAGTTGTTTACACGTTTTGGCATACCTTTACGCCAAGGGTCCATTGCTTTAAACTCTTTCTTAAACTCTCTAACATTTGCTAAAACCTTTGTTTCACCATCGCCATTTAGTGTTTGCCCTAATATGTCTGATAAAAAGTCTTGCACAAACTCTGGAGTATCTGACCTCTTAAGGTCTAACCCCATTACTTTAAGTTTACCACCTTCGGGTTGATACCCTTCTAAATCTAATACATTAATAGCATATCTTTTCTTTGTAATAAAGATGCCGGCTCTACCAACTACTTCTCTGCCGGCTTTAAGTATATTACCTTGGCTAGTTGAAATGTTAAATGAATTTTTTGCAAATAAAGGGAAAGAATCACTAACGGTATCTGATATAGTATCATATAATTTAATTGCACTATCCATGTCTAATTCAATGTCTTGCTTTTTACTAATCTCATGAGCACTAAAATACACTGAGTCAGTATCACCATATACTATTGTATCTCCAGTATGATCATACTCGCCTGTGAGCATTTTGTTTGTCTCTGCTCCCATGTGTCTAGTGATTGCACGACCAGTAAGTGTAGTACTTTGACCTATCCTGTGGTCAAAGAACCTACTACCTGGATTACAAATAGCACCATATGTACTGTTAAGTAGAATCTTTCTGACTAACTGTCGCTTATCCCAAAATGCTATGTCTTCTGGCGTTGTTGCTTTTTTCTTTTTAGCCTGTAACTCTTGTCTTTCTGCATACCATCTCTCCAATAGTCCTGGTATAATACCTTGTACATCTGTTCTGTATATAGTACCATTTGCACTAATGCACCAAGGCTCATCACTGTTAAACAGCATGTTATATACATCAGCACCTTTGACACTAACTTCTCTTTTATCTTCTAAATCTAATATAAGTGGCTTATCAATATCTTTAGCCATTACCATTTCATATTCATTTGTACCGAACTTACCTGCCCAGGCATCTGCAAATGACTTCTTCTCAATTTGCATTTTTTCTGTAATTTCTTTGTCTGTGTACTCTTGTCTTAGTTGCCCAACAATAGTTTCAGGAGCCATATTCAGTGCTCTAATAACACTTGGATACAGACTGTTTATATCCATTGATCCTATCCATTCATGCATACCTTTCTTAGGAAATGCCACATAGGCACCTGCAACTGTATTCCCCCATGGATTCTCAGAATCTTTGTTTCGCTTTCTATCTGGTATAACCATACCGCGTCTGTGTGCTTCATTGATAATAGCAGAGTCAATTGTTTGTACCGCTCCCATTGTTACTGGAAGTAATACTGTATTCTGATGAGCAATCTCACTAGCAAGACTAATAAATTGTAACTTGTCGTCTAACTTTTTAAGTAGCATTGTGTCTTGAATATTGTATTCTAAAAACAATTCAAAGTCATGATTGTAAAGTCTATCAAGCGAACCATCATATACAACCTTCTTTTCACCTACTTCCATTTCGCCAATGTAGTCTAGTCTATAACTATGGCGTTCTTCGTAGTTGTATTTTCTATACAGTTGCATATAGTCTAAATGCACACGACCTACTAGATCATATGTTTGTGTTTCTCTACCGTGATTGATGTATTCTCTTTTAACAATATTCTTATCAAGTAAACACAGACGCCTTGTTTCGCTTTTACCTAGTACTTTGATAATTCTGTTTACGGTATAAGGAATATCATAACCTTCACTGTTCCAACCACTTAGTATATCAGCATCATCAATGAGGCTAAGGAAAGCATCTAACATTGCTTTCTCGCCACCAAATAGTATTGTATCGCCTACATTATCTGCAATCTTTTGTGCTTGTTCCCAATTAAGTGTTTTAGGTGGAACTGCTAAACATACTATTTTATCCATCCAGTCTAAGTAAACACTGATACTAGTGATAGGCATAAATGCATCTTCAGGAGAACTATAACCTCTTTCAGGGTCAAAGTCTACCTCAATATCAAAAAAGCATTTGTGTAAGTCTGGTGCATCAACACCCAAGTAATGATCTGCTAATACTCTATTAACAGGCTTTAGGTCGCTTTCGTATGTTTGTTTGTTTTGATATAGTGCTACATTGCGTTTAAAGTCTTTCCAGTTGTTTGCTGTAATCTTGCTAACTGGGTCACCGAATACACTATGCTGTTTGCCTTTTGGATCATCTACATAAAAGTAGTACCGCATAGGGTGATCAATGATCTTACGTTCGCCTTCTTTTGTTCGCTCGACTACTCTTACTATGCCTTTGTTCTGTTCAAAAACTGCGTCAACGTAACTCATTTAATTTGTCCGAATATTTTAACATAAATTTATATTTGCTTGCCTCTGTTATAAACTTTGCATATACTTTTGCAACTGGTTTATAACTGCTTTCAAAGTCTACTTCTTTAGAAAAGGTTGCTTCTTCACCAAATGCAAAGAAAGGAATCATTGTGTCATGCAACCTATCTTCAAAGATGTGCTCATAATCAGCATCATCTGTCCATTGCATGTCAAATAAATATACCTTTTCTATAGTCAGACTCATATTAGTAGTATAACAGATAGAACTATATTGTCAACCTGTTTTTAGTTTATTGGTCCTGTTTTATAAGTGGTCTTTACCAACTGCGGCTAGAATAGTTTCTAGTGCATCAAACTTATCTGTTTCATCGGTAAATGATGCCTTATGAGCAACTTTAACTGCTTTCATAAGGACTGCTGGTTTAATATCCATTTCTTCTGCTATTGCCTTAACGGTTTCTCTTAAACCAACTTGGAGTGATTCTACTTCATAAAGGACTTGGTCTCCTTCCTGAACTAGTTTTTTAAGTCTTGCGACTTCTTCTTGATTGAATGTTTTGTTGAACGCCATATAAATCCTGTGTGTATGTTAATAATTATCTAAAGTATTATACTAGAAATAAGTAATGTGGTCAAGTACTAATATTCAGTACTGGCCTCAAAGTCCCAATCAGGTACATCTAATTCCTCTGCAAGAATTTTCGCAATCTGCGTACCTTCTTCTGCACTAATGTCATCTTGTGTTAATACCTCATATACTTGAACATCATCTGATTCATAGTGGACAACTTCTGCTTTTACTTTGTTGCCACTGCCATCAAATGATGAAAATACTTTGGTTGGAACAACACTTTGTACTATGTCAAAGAAGTCTACAATATCATCACGTGATATTTCATCCTCTACGACTATTCTTACAAAATGTTTTCTTACCTTATCTACCATAGTAATTACTTACCTTTACTAAATGCTTGAGCACCAAAGAAGGCGGCAACAATACCTGCTACTGCTACAAAGTATGTAGCGGCCATGTCACCTAGTATTTCACTTGCTTGATTTAAGCCAGCCAATACTGCTATTACTACTGCAAAAGGATATAACAACATACCACTTAGTGCAAACCAAGCCATGCTACGTTGAGCATCTCTCATTGCATCTAAATCTTCCAGTTCTTTTCTTTTGAACTCTAGGTACATTTGCTCTTCTGCTTTTGAAACCTTTCCATCTCCATTTGTATCAGCCGGATGATGTATTGCTGTATTACTTTCGTCTGCCATTTATGTTCTCCTACTAACTTATGACTGCTCTGTCTGTTACTCTTCTCCAGTTAGTGCCATCACTAAATGCCATTACTGGACCCCCTGTGTCATTGGTTACATAAATCATATGCCCAATGTATGCAGATGCATCAGGTACTGATAGTACTGCATATCGTGGAAACTCAACTGGTCCTCCACTTGTTTCAACTACACCGTAATCACTATTTACTAATGCTACAACGGTATCAGTTAATAAACCGTAGTCGATTGTGTTTGTTGTTGAACTAGTAATCAATCCGTAATCGCTTACTGTTTCAAATATAGGCGATGATACAATACTTGCATCAACTTCACCGAATGTTAAATTGCCAGTAAGTTTCGCATCTATGGCACTATTTGCTCTAGCATCAGTGTAGTAAAGATTAGTTGAACCTTCTTTGATATCATCTGAATCTTGTGTTGCTAATACAGAAGTAACTCTAGCATCAGTGTAGTATAAATTTGTTGAACCTTCTGATAAATCGTCTGAATTGTTATCATCTAAATCAACTTTTACTCCACTTTCTGATTTTGTATCTTTGGCTAATGCTTTTTGCTCAAACTTACCGCCTGCTCCTTTTCTCAAAACAACTTTGTCGTTGCCTGTTCCTAATTCAATTTCATCTACAACAAGTTTTCTTTTAATACTGGTGTTTGCACTATCTGAGAAATCTATTTCATTATCTGATGTCACACTAATTGCTGTTGTGCCTATATTGATAGTACTACCACTTAGGTATAAATCATTAAATCTGTTTGAACTTGTTCCTAAATCGTAAACTTCGTTTGCTGTGGGAACAATATTACCTGTTATGCTTACATCTTTTACACTGAATGTGGTTCCTTGTTTTCTTGTAACCAATACCATGTCATTAGCAGTATATCCTGTATCAACACTGGATTGCTCACTGTTTACAACTGTATTCACAGTTACATTGTCTTTTTGTGAACTGGCTCTTGGAATAACTTCCATATCAATTGTAACAGACCCATAAATTGTGCCTAATGTTTTGAATGCAAAAATAAATCCTGCTGTGGTTGTTTCTTTGGTCCACAGTTGAGGATCTATATATCTACCACCATTGTATTCTTCATCATAGGTTATAGTCCAGTCAAGGTCTGGTAATGTGTTACTTCTCAATGCGGCATTAAAATAAACTGTGTGAGTTTCACCAGCATTTTGAGCCGTCATACGACCAACCACTTGATAGTTCTGGCTGGCACCACTTGGTATAATTGTTACTACTTTTTGATATTCACCATTACTAAAGTAACTACCATTTGAAGCACCAGTGTATCTCTGGTTAAACTTCATTATGTTTGAATTTTGGAATTCAACAGTATTGTATGTTGCTGTTCCTGTGATGCTTAAATCTGTAAATTCATTTGAGAATGTTAAGCCACCACTGCCATCAGTTTGTAAAAACTGTCCAGCAGTACCATCTGATGTTGGCATAGTGTAAGAGCCGTTTACAATTAGTGTGTTTGCTCTAACAACATTAGGTGCTCCATTGGGTGCTATACTTCCTGTTACATTACCACTTAGGTTACCAACAAAAGCACCAGCACTAAATGTTTGACCATTAACTGTCCATTCGCCTTCATCTTCGTCCCAACGAAGGTACACATTACTTTCGTTACCTCTGTTTACTAATATTCCTGCGTTAGCAGTTGCGGGTTGGTTGGAAGGAAGGTCGCTGTTTAAAACTATTTCATTGTCAGCAATATTGAGAGTTTCTGTATTGATTATAGATTGAGTACCGTTTACAATTAAATTACCTGTTATGGTAACATCATTTGTAAACGTATTATCTGTATCGACTCTGGCAAAACTTGTACTATTGATACCATCTAGTGTATCAGCATCGCCTACAGTTAGTTTGCTCCATGCTACAGAACCTTCACTTACCGTTGCAATTTTTATTAGTGTATTGCTTGAATCGAACCAAAGATCACCTGTCGAGATATTATTGACGTCACTGGGTGCGTCAGATGTCCCGTACAGTCTAGAACCGCGTTTGCCTATTCTAAAACTGCTTTGCGAGGTACCTTTGGCATTCATTATGATTGCCATTCGTTACTGCTCTCCAATATGTACTTGTCTAGCATTCTGCTAGTCTACATGTAAACATGTAGTCAAATCCTATTAGGACTTAACTATATTTATCTTTTTTATAAATATATGTATGAGTACAGAATATACTAAATGGACTGTAGATAGGATACTTGATACAGCACCAATAGAAACAGACAAACTACATGTAATGGATGTTGATAACTTTATGCATCCAGATTTGTACGCACAGGTACAAAATTGCATACCATGGAATAATTGGCAAAACGAAGAATTACCAGGCAGACACGGCTATCATATTAGTCCAGATGAATCGCAAGAAGCATTACAAATAGCCACAGAATATGTATATAATAACCAAGAGGTTTTAGATGCAATAGGTAATGTTATGAATATGTCAAGTAATGTAAACATTAATCAACCTTTTATGTGGATGGACACAAACAAAAATTCTGTTCATGATGTGCATGTAGACCACCCTTCCTATTATTATACAGTTCAGCATTCATTAGCAGACAACGATGAATTTGCACATACTGGTACAATGTTTTGGGAGGTTGATTGTGCGTATGATCGGGCAATCGATGAAGGTCTAGATCCAACTTTTGGAGAAGACAGTACATTAGTACGAATGGGGCACCAAATGCCTTACATACCTAATAGGGCATATATACTACCAAGAAGCAGTAAAGGTTGGCATAGTTGTCCGGACCTAACAGTAGAGCCAGATACTATGCAAAGGGTTATGGTTTATTTAATTGCTACTCTTAGGAAAACTTAACTCTATTCAAGTAAGTTTCTTTACCACGTGACATCTTGCCTTGTGTATGATCTTTAACATACCCTGTAAGTGATACACTATCGCCTACCTCAGGGCCGTTAGTAGATGAAAAGAATTTTACAATATTGTGATCACCTTCTTTGGCAACATACAAGTAACTGTTACTTCTCCATATAAATTTCTTGTGAAGTATTTCAAGATTAAATGTTTCACGATCATGTAACGTTCCGACATACCGACTGTGTTGTGCAAGTTCTTTTTCCATTTTATTAAATGCACGTTGTTTCTGCCCATTTTCATAAACACTAGGCAAACTAGCAATAATACCAATATCTTTATATTGCACAAACTCTTTGTTAATAAGACCAAGTATGGTTCTTTCAAAGTCACTGATATCTCTTTTAATTGCTTTAAGACTTAGACCTTTGAAGTATTTAATCATGTGAGCAACATTGTCACTATCAGAATCAATAACTTCGACATCTTTATAATATTTAGATAAAGTGCTTTTAATACTATTTGTTTTAAATTTCTCAATACCTAGATGGTTATTGATTATAAAAAGGTTAGGTAGTTTTATTTGAACATCATCTGCATCAGATTCAATGTTAGCATCTTTTTTGATGTAACCACCATTAACTCTGTTTACTGCTACTGACAATGAAAGAAGATCAGTAAGACTATACTGATCCTCAAACCATTTACCTGTTTTTGCTTTTTGTATATTCATTAAGCGGCCTCTATCATTGAAAGTGGAACACTATATGAACGACCTCGCATATCTACAATGGCCTTCTTAACATTCACTTTGGTAATAATACCAGGTGTGCGTTTTGTTTTTTGAACAACAAATACATTGTCACCAACACTTAGACTTGCTTTAGCATTAAGTGTTTTAACAGAATTAGTAAATGCACTTAGTTCGTTAAGTTCTGACAAACTAAAGTTACCGTTTTTGATTTCTTGTTTAATTGCTAAAAGTTCCATTACACATTCCTCACTAAATTTTTATCATTGCCATGTTCGATAATGTTACCTTGCTTATCTCTACCAGGAGATGTTGTAGCATGTATAATGCTGTCAAAATCTCTAATATCAATACCAGTTCTGTTAAGAACACTATCAATTACTCTGTCTCTCATCACTTTCATGTGAGGGACATTTATACTTACAGGGTATTCTGAACCTTCTGGATGATCAATGTTCTCTTCATGACCATACCACATTTCTTCTAAACTAGTTAGTTGGATATTTACTGACTTGCCGTCATCTTCGTTGGCATTATAGCAAGTAAAAGAACCAATATGATATCCAGGTATGGAAACAATTTTGTCCTTGCTTTGATTTGTTGTATTTAAGTTTTGCATAAAGACCTCCTACCGTCTGTGTTTGCTAAATTATGTATATATTATAGCAAATTATAGGGTCGAGGTCAACCTTTATCTACAATTAAATTGTATATTTCTTCCCAAGTTTTGCACACATTTGCAGTACCATCATAGTGCATATTGTGTCCATGCTCAACTAAGATACCTTTTAGACCGGCATCAATACCCCAATCTACGTTCTGTGGTTTGTCTTCTATCCAGTATGCTCCTGGATACTTTTTACCAAATTCTAACAGTATTTGGTCTTTGTCTGCGCCTGTGTCTAAACAAATAACTTCTTTAAAACAGTCATCACCAAACAGTTTATTTAAGTTCTTAGTTCTAAGTTCTTGTGCGTAAGGGTCTAAACTCAAACTTGTAATTGCTACAAATTGATATTGATGTTGCTCGTGTAACTTCTTAACAAAGTATTGAGCATCACGAAGTGGAGGAAGGAATCCTATTGCCGCACTTTCATTAAAGTTTTTAATTACTTGATCACCAGTAGAGTCGTTTCTTAGATCAAACTTTTCTCTAATGCTGTAATGTAACCTGTGATTTTCTACTGGAAAGTGTCCTCTGTGTTCCATCCAATTATGGAATGCAAACTCCCAGTCCAATACTACGCCATCGCAATCTGTTAATATAATTTTATTTTTCATACATGTATTATACATTCTTTTATCCTCTGTGTCAAGTCAAAAGAAAAGCGACCGAAGTCGCTTTTCTAAGTTGTTTTTGATTAGCCTAAACTATTCAAATGATATTATACATATTTGTATTCAACAACACCTGTTACAACACCACCAGTTGGTGTAGCCGCTGTAGATCCGTCTGCTTGTACAAACGCAACTTCAACTGCCGCATTCTTGGTTAGTGAACTTGCAAAAGGTAAGTCAACAACATAAGTTCCAACAGCGATATCGTTAGTAGTTGCCGCCGCTAGTGTATTACCAGCACCTGCATTATCTTTAACTAACATACCGTCTACTGAGCCACCTGCTAATAATGTAGTAACATTTAGAATAACTCTACTTGCGTAATAAGTTCTTCCTGCAACGTTAGGTACTGTACCTATATCAAAAGTTGAATCACTGCTGTTTGCTGTGAAACTTGCTCTTAATGTAAGGCCATCACCACCGTTATTTTCTACATAGTCAACAACTGCCGCTGAAGTTGGAATAGTAGTATCGTTATCGTTACTGCCAATTCCATCTGCTTCGTCAACAAACTTAGTGATTGCAATGCTTTCACCACTGTCAGTTAATGTACCAAATGATACAATTCCTGATGCTGTGACATTTACTAATCCAGTAGCACTACCTGAACTGATAGAAGCAGTTCCGTCTGTTAATGTACCTGCTTGTACTTGACCACTAAATGTACCTGCTGTCATACCAGTAAGTGTAGTATCCATCGCAAAAGTAACGTCATCTGCTGAGTTACTTGAAGTAATGTTTAATCCACCTAATAGTTTAAGTTTGTCACTTGCTAATGCTACAACGTTATCTGCCGCATCATCTGACTGAATAGTTAATGATGTTGTGATACTTGCTGTACCTGCCGCTGTAATTCTACCTTGTTGATCAACTGTAAAAGTTGGTACTGTAGAAGCGTCACCATATGAACCTGGAGTTACTGCTGTGTCATCAAGATCAACACTAATTGTTTGTCCTGATGCTGTAGTAGTAATACCTGTGTCACCTGAAATAGTAATAGACTGAGTGTCTAAATCTACTGTTCCAGTTCCACTGTCACCTGCTATACCTAAGTCATCGTCTCTGTCTAAGCCATCGACGTATGCTTTCATATTAGTATTTGCAGTATTAACGTAGGTTAACATGTTACTATTTGCTGTTGTAATTGCTGTATTTAGTGTTGATACTTCACCATCAACAAAAGCCTTAATACTTTGTTGTGTTGCTAGTTTAGTAGCACTATCTGAAGCCATATTGTCTTCATCAGCAATATCTGTTATTGTTACTGTACCATCTGATAAAGATCCAAACTGTACTGTGCCTGAGCCAGTAATGTCTGTACCATCAATCGCCGCCGCTTGAAAGTCTGCCGCTGTGATAGTTAATGCACCAGTACTAGAACCTGTGAAGGTTCCTGTTCCTGCTACAACTTTATCTTCTGATTCGTCCCATCCAATGAATACGTTATTGCTGTCACCACGTTCGATAATTAAACCGACATCGTTTGATGGTGTACCAGTTGTACCCGTTGCTAGTTCTAGCAATGAGTCAGCAATAGTTGTGTTCGTTGAAGAAACAGTGGTTGTAGAACCGTTAACAGTTAAGTCACCAGTGATGGTGGCATCGCCGTTAATGGAAATACTTGTTGATGTGATGTCATTCGAAAGCAAACTTCCTTGTACGTCTACGTTGGCGGCTCTAATAGCCTTCAGTGTTGACCCGTCTGATCCAGTAAATTCGTAACGATCACTCGCACTCACCCACTTAAATCTTCCGCCACCTTTACCAAGTTGAACGTCATTGGAAATACCTTTTAGACCAAAATTCTTTACATCTGCCATTTTGTATTCTCCCTGAGAGTTTTTTGAGGGTATTCATATCCCCCTTTCAATTTTTACATTGTTCCGGAATAATGTGTACTGATGTGTTTTGTAATAGTATTTATCTTACAGCCAATATTTATGGCTGTAAATACTCTATTAATTTATGTGCTTTTTTTTAAACGTATGTGACTTTTACAGTAGCATTACCGGCTGTTGCACCGTAATGATTGATTCTGAAGTTTACTTCTAATTCATCTGTATTAGAAGAAGGCCATACATATTCTGGATTTGTTATGTATCCACCTGCTGAGCCAGGATCATTGTCGTCCTGTCCATGTAGGAAATCTGTATCTACTGTGGTACCAACTTCCATTGTGGTTTCTTGTGAACCACCTGTAAATGCTGTGTGTACTTCTACACTAACACTTTGTATTTTACCACCGGGTGATACATTACCTAAGTCATAATTTGTACTGTTACCAAATCCTCCTATAGGTGCTGTTACATTGTATGTGAGCGTCTGTGCGTCGGTATTAGCACTATCCTGATCACTTACCTTAGTCCAGGCACTACCATCCCATAAATACAATGCCCATTCACCTACACCGTTATCAATAACGTATGCTTGGTCACCTGTTGTAGGTGATAATGAATTTCTTGAACTTATATCTGAAACAACTGTAACACTAGCACTTCTAATACCTTGTTCAACATTCATTGCTAATGGAAACATACCATTGTGTACACTGAATATACCTGCATTGTTTTCAAAATTACCTGTGCTATCAAATATATCAATTGGGCCACCATCTGTCCTAGTAAGTTTTAATTTGCTACCTGTACTTGCTGATGTAAATGAAGGCAGTCCTGACACATTACTTGAACCCACATAAGGATTACCATTGCTGTCATTGGTATTAGCAAAAATGTTTATAGCATTACCGTTTGCTTCACTCAGTGTTAATTCACTACTAGTAAATGTAGCAGTCAAATTAGGAATACTTGCGGCATTTATATCTGTTGCCATGTCTTCTGGAATAGCAACTGCTATACCGTAAGCGGCCTGCCCTGCGGCATTAGTAGTAAAGTTTACTGTTGTATTACCACTACCGCCATTAAAAATAGCACTAAAGGTTGTATAACCGCCAACTAGTCCGTATGCTGTTCCACTAGCACTCGAAGTCACAGTTGTTGGTGCTGGTGATTCACTTGCTACTATACTTGTTCCACTTAGTCCATTAATTTGGCTAACAGTTTCTGCTAATGTACTACTAAATCCTGCACCATTAAATGTATGACTGACACCATTAAATTTAACTACTGTACCGTCTGGTACTGTTGGATTGATTGCTGTACCAATTGTGCTTGTTTCTACAGCATTAGCAATCTTTAAGAACATTATTTTACCTGTATCGGATGTAGTTAAATCTCCATCCGTATCTGCGTAAATAAAGTCTCCTGCTGAACCAGGTATTGCTGGTACAAAGTCTATAATTCTATTGTTAGGTGATACCATAAACGCATCTGGACCCGGTCCGCTTTCAACTACAACACCAAAACTCTTACTAACAAGAGCGGCATTAGCCTTAACAAATGAACCGGTATCACTAACAGCAATAACATCACCTATAGAAAAACCATGTGCTGTCTTTTCTAGTAAGTAATTTAATTGTGGGTTTAAGTATTGAAATCTGCTATTAACGTTAGCATAGAAGTCTGAACTAACTATGCCACTTGGTAGTGGATCTAACATTGGATGTCCACTTTCGTTTAATGTGAATATAACACAACTACCAGTATTAAATATACCGTTACCTGTATTACTTTTAAATGTGTTATAACGTGCAACATCTTCTACTTCGCATGTAACACTTGTAGAACTTTTAGAAGTTACTGAAATAATTTTAAGACATTGTCCAGATGTTGCTCCTGCTATCCAGTCGCCGACAGTAACATCAAGTCCGTTAAACTCTCTGTCTTTTCTTGTTAAGTGAGAACCATGTGCTTGTGATGTAACAGTAAATGTAATAGTCCATTGATAATTTTTTGGTGATGAACCACCTGAGTACCATCTGTCTGCTGAGCCATTTGCGTGTGCCCATAGTGTCTTACCAGTAATACTTGTTACATTAACACCTAAAACTTTGTTGGGTACATTGAGTTCTATTTGACTAGTCTTATAAGACATAGTATTACTCCGCCATCACAAACGTTATCCAAGCATGGGTGCTTGTTCCAAACGATCTACTTGCTCCTGTAATGGCTTCTGATACTTTTAAGTCAACATTAGCATCTGTAGAGAAACTACCAAATGCTGTTGGTGATCCGCTACTTCCACCACCGTCTACAGTTCTAGTAGTCCAGTCTCCGCTTACTGCGTTCATGCTATACTTGTTTGAAGCATACTGATAACCATGAGCCATAATTGCTACTGGCGGATAATCAAATCCTGTGAATTGAACTTCTAATTCAGCACCTGCGGCACTTGTAATTGTTGTAGCATTAATGCCTGCTGTGACATTTGATATACTTGTTAATTCGCCTGATGTGTTATAATTTAATTTTAATCTTTCGTATGTGTTACCACGTGTTACTGCGCCGCCACCGCCACCGCTAATTGTAATTGTTTTAGTTGCGCCTGATCCAGATGCAACAACACCCGAACCTACAAAATTAAGAGTTGAAGCCGCTGTTGCTAATGATGAACCTTCGTCTTGTACAGTAATAGCACTACCACTACCTGCTGGTCCTGTTGGTCCAGTTGCACCTGCTGGTCCTGTTGGACCTGCTACTGTACTTGCTTCACCTTTTTGTCCTTTATCACCTGCTGGTCCTTGTGCACCATCTGATCCTGTAGAACCATCTGCACCTGCTGAACCCTGTGGTCCAGTATCACCTTTTTGTCCTTTATCACCTGTGGGTCCTGTTGGGCCACCTAATTCACCTTTGTCGCCCTTACTTCCTGTTGGACCAGTACCACCTACATTTCCTTGAGGTCCTGTTGGTCCAGTTGCTCCAACTGTTCCTTGTGGTCCTACCTCACCCTTAGTACCCTGTCCACCTTGTGGTCCAGTAGCACCTTGAGGTCCTAATTCTCCTTTTTGTCCTTTTGCACCATCATTACCAGCATCACCCTGTGGGCCTTGTGGTCCTGTGGCACCTTTGTCTCCAGTGGCTCCTTGTGGTCCTGTTGGTCCTGCTACTGTACTATCAGCACCAGTATCTCCTTTGTCTCCTTGTGGACCTGCTGGTCCAGTTACACCAACTTCGCCTTTTGCTCCTGCTGGACCTTGTGGTCCTGCTACTGTACTATCAGCACCAGTATCTCCTTTGTCTCCTTGTGGTCCTGCTGGTCCAGTTGGACCTGCTACACTACTATCAGCACCAGTGGCTCCTTGTTGTCCTTTATCACCTTGAGGTCCTGTTGGTCCTTGTGGTCCTGTTGGTCCAGTTGCGCCTTGTGGTCCAGTTACACCAACTTCGCCTTTTGCTCCATCGCTACCTACATTTCCTTGTGGTCCAATTTCGCCTTTTGCTCCATCGCTACCTGCTGGTCCAGTTGCACCAGTTGGGCCTGTAGCACCTGTATTGCCTTGAGCACCTTTATCTCCAGTATTACCAGCAACACCTTGTGCTCCTTGGTCACCCTTTTGACCTGCGGCTCCATCTGCTCCTGCTGGACCAGTATTACCTATAGTACCTTGTGGTCCAGTGGCTCCTGTTGCGCCAGCCTCTCCTACTTCACCTTTTTGTCCTTTTGCTCCGTCACTACCTGCTGGACCAGTTGCTCCAGTATCGCCTTTAACGCCTGCGCCACCGCCCCCAGTAGCATCGATTGTAATTGTTTGTGCATTGCTATCTGCTGATATTGTTGCATTAGCACCTGCTATAAATGTTAATTGGTCTGCGGCTACATTTGCTACTACACTATTGCCACCTTGTACACTAACAGTTTTAAATGCTTCGCTGACACTACCGCCACCGCCACCTGAACCTGTGTTATTAATTGTAATAGTATCAGTACTTGCATCAGCAGTAATTGAAATGCCACTACCTGCCGCAATGTTTAATGTATCTTGATTGTTTTCTGCAATAATTAAATCTTGACCAGCAACACTGATATTTTTAAATATACCGTCATTTAATTGAGTATTATTAATTGTTACTGTATCGCCAGTGACTACTGTTGTTATTCCTGTGCCACCAACAATATTAAATGTATCGTCTTTGGCACTAGCATCTGTAGAACCTGAATCGCCTGTAAAACTCTTATAATATCTTAATGCAGATACATTAGAACTAATTGCTGTATTAACTTCTGCTTTAGTATACTTGTCAATGCTACTGTCGTTTAGTGTAGCATCTATTGTAATTGTATCTGTACCTGGGTTAGCAGTAAAACTTACATTACTACCGCTAACTAAATTAAGTGTATCGTTATTATTGTCTGCAATAAGAAGAGTGCCATCTGCACTAACGTTTTTAAATACACCTGTGATAGCATCTGTTTTTGAAATCTGTATAGTATTGTTAGCAGTATATTGATTTATACCAATACCTGTTCCACCTTCAAATCTAATTGCGTGGGTGGCACTTGCGGCACTGATTGTGTTTGCTGAACCAACACTAGTAACTGTGCTTATAGCATTTTGTAATTGTGCTGATGCAATATTGGCATCAACTTCTGCTTTGCTGTAAACACCTAAATTTGTTCTTGCTGTTGCGGCATTTGGTAAGTCACTTAAATTATTTGTTTTAATAACTGCGTTGGCTAATGTTGCCGCTGTAATAATAGTTGAGCCATCTTCTAATCTAATGGCCGCATCTGCTGTTCCTCTAAATCTGTTTGCAAATATATTTAAATATTTGTAATTGCTGTTTCCAATGTCATATGACATTGTGGTATCTGGTGCACTTGTGGCACTCTTAGGAATATAATTTGCTAAGTTGGCACTAAGTTGACTTGCACTTATACCACCTGTATTTAGAGTAGTCCAACTAACTGCACCTGAACCATTGGTTACAAGTACTTGCCCGTTTGTACCATCTGAAGTCGGTAATGTAAATACATTTGCAACTGTTAAACTTCTGTTTTGGTTTATCTTTAATGCAGGTGTTGTGCTACTTGCACTACCTACATAAAATACAGTACTGTTTGCACTTCTAACTTCTATATGTCCATCACTGCTTTTTGTTTGTAATAATAAACTATGTTGTGAACTAAGTTCTACATCTGCGGCATCGTTTGAACTAATAACAAATCTTGTTTTAGAATCAAATCCTGCACTTTGACTGTGTGTAGGATAGTTTGCGTTATTTAATACACCTGCGTATGCTGTGATATTAGCATTATCACCAAAGTTTCTACCTGAGAAGATATTTGTATTGCCATTCACATTGTGAATGCTTAATGGTGTTGGTAGTGTATATGCTGTTGAGGAAACAGTAATAACGTTTGCAGATTCAGTTACAGTAGTTGCACCTGAGCCTTGTATCTTTTTAAAGTTTAATTGTGAACCGTCTTTTGCTGAGAATAAGCCTATTCCAGAAGCACCTACATTGCTACCACCTGTAACGGCGGCGTTTGCATCTGCAGAAACACTATCTTGTGCTACAAAAATTCCTTGCGTAGAATCGTAAACTAGGATCTGATTATCGGTGATCCCGTCTATATTAAAAGTTAAATTATCTCCTGTTACATTTGGCATAGTATTCCTATTCTAATTTGCAATTATAATGTATTTATCAACAAAGTTGATTTAATTGCTTAATAAAATTTGTGAGATACTACCGTATGATAAGTCATATGTACTGCCATCGCCGACTCCTGCTCTATCAAGAACGGCTCTTAGGTATACATAGTTACCTTTGAATGTGTGAATTTCTGTGCCTGTGGTTGCAGATGTCTTTTCAATTAACTTAATATCACCCCAATCGGCTGATCCTGGTGTTAATGATAGTGTACCTTGTAGTTTAATCTTACCTACAAAAGCATTTAATTTTACACTAACGGAATGAATACCGTCCGTGTAACCGAAATAACTGTCTGCTTTGATATTGTTGCCAGTTAAATCCATATTATCACTGGAGTTTCCTAGCATTTCTAATGTTCTTCTCATAAGTAGCCTCAATTGTATTTATCTCAATAAGGCTGTTATGAGAATGTTGCTAAACTTGTTCTAATCTTTCCATTAAACGTTCAGCACGGTTAGTAACTTGTTTATGCCATCTACTATCTCTACCTTCTACTGCGGCAGTTTTCCAATCGCCTTCTACGATTGCGGCATGCATTTTTTTAAACTTACTAAGTCTTGTTCTGCCCATATTGAACATCATATTAACCAAGATTTGCTGGACTTCGTCTGGTAAGTCTCCAAATACCCCTTCTTCGTATAGCAACTCACACTCAGATATTGCTGTGTCGAGGTCTCTTTCAAAACATTCTTTAACACGTTCTTCTGATACTGGTGTGCCAACCTCCGCTCCATGCTCTGGATCGGTGTCGAGGACCAAATGGCCCACTCCGAAAGTCGGGTATCCCAAGTGGTCGAGGTAGACTTCATTGACTACTCCTTCATCTATTTTGAGTTGCTCAAATACAGCATCTCTATCTAACTTTGTGTCTCTTCCAAATAATCCCATTATAATTCCTCTGTTGTGATTTGTTCTAATTCACTTAGTATGTATTTATAAATTTCTTCATGACCTGCTTCATTAGGATGGTCATCACCATTACCCTCTACTAGATGACCACTAGCAGTTAATTCTGGATCGCCTATAATATTACACAAGGGTTTTGCAAAATATGGAGTAATGTGTTCATACTGTGGAATACATTTTTCACTCATTGCCATTAACAGTAACTTTATACCTTTTGCTTTACATAAACTTTTTAAGTTATTACATAGTCCTAATATATGCATGTCTCTGTCTGCAGAACTTGAAAGCATTTGGTCGTTGTAAATTCTTAGTTTATGATAATACTTGTCCTCAATTGTTTGACTTTCGTCATTTAGGTATGTAAAATCTTTTTGCAGTTTGAACCCTTCTCCTTCTATAATA